CATTTGAGGGCATGGAAGATGGTGTGGCCTTTGAGCTCTATTGGGCAGAATTCAACCACGATGACATACAGAGAGAGACCGTGGGTCATTTCAAGAGCGGAAACGTGGTTCGATTGGACAAAAAAGATAAAAAATAGTGAGACCGATATGGCTTCGGTAATTGACGAAACGGAATATCCAGTATATACTTTAGATCATGATCCAGAAATGGAAAAGAAGAAAAATGGTACGTATTCCGTCAAAGAGATATTGGAAGCAGTAAAGGCATTGCATGAGCAAAATAAAAGTAGCTGAATTATTTTACAGCATTCAGGGAGAAGGTCGCTATATGGGCGTGCCTTCGGTGTTCCTGAGAACATTTGGCTGTAACTTCACTTGTGCTGGTTTTGGATTGCCCAAAGGCATGCGTAGTGATGAGAATGACCGAGTGTTTGAACAACACAAACAATTTCCTTTCAAGAGCTATGAAGAGCTGCCTTTGGTGAACACAGGTTGTGATTCATATGCATCTTGGGATCCGCGATTCAAAGATTTATCTCCCATGCTGACATCAGATGCCATTGTGGAAAGAACAATGGAGATATTGCCTCACAAACAATGGGTGGATGAACATTTCATATTCACCGGCGGTGAGCCATTGCTGGGCTGGCAGAGAGCATATCCAGATGTGTTGGAACATGTGAAGATGCAGTCATTAAAAGAGATCACTTTTGAAACCAATGGCACACAAAAATTACACAAAGATTTTAAAGACTATCTCACACAATGGAGTGGTAAGAATGGCAGAACTCGAGAATCCATCACATTCTCTGTGAGTGCAAAATTAAGTGTGAGCGGAGAAAAACGTGAAGAAGCCATACTGCCTGAAGTGGTGGCAGAATATCAAGATGTGGGTCATGTGTATTTAAAATTTGTGGTGGCTACCAGAGAAGATGCTGAGGAAGCCATCGAAGCAGTAGCAGATTATCGCAAAGCAGGATTCTCAGGATCGGTGTATCTGATGCCTGTGGGTGGAGTAGAAAGTGTCTATCATATGAACAATAGAACAGTGGCAGAACTGGCAATGAAGATGGGATATAGATACAGTGATAGATTACAGGTGCCATTGTTTAAAAATGCATGGGGGACATAATGGAGGAAAAAAATATGGGAATATTTGATAAAGTTAAAAAAATATTTAAAAAAGAAGACACAACAGAAAACAAAAGCGAATCACATCAAGCATTATTGCGTGAAAAAGAAGCAGCAACCAAAGCAGGCAAACCTTGGGTGGCAGTGTTAGAAACTCATGTGAACAAAGAAAATATTAGAAATGGTTTTTTTGAATTGGATTGGAACAATGCTTTCATAGAAGATTTATTGGACGCAGGTTATAAAGGTGAAACCAATGAAGAAATAGTGGAAAGTTGGTTCAAAGAAGTGACTAGAAATGTGTTGCAAGAGCAAGGACAAGATGCCACACGTGGTGCTGGTTACATCAATGTTAATAAACTAGGAAAAGATAGATCAGAAATTAGTTAATGACTTACTTACTTGTAGATTTAGCCAATGTATTCTTTAGATCACGTCATGTGACTGACGGAAGTTTGAATGATAAAATAGGCATGGCTCTACATATTACTCTTAACGGTGTAAGAAAAGTATGGAAAGATTTCAAAGGTGACCATGTGGTATTTTGTTTGGAAGGACGCAGTTGGCGTAAAGATTTTTATCCGCCTTACAAACGCAATAGATCCGATGCACGTGCAGCATTAACAGTGAAAGAAAAAGAAGAAGAAACAATATTTTGGGAAACTTTTGATAGTTTCAAAGAATTCGTACAAAATAAAACCAATTGTACAGTATTACAAAATCCAAGGTTAGAAGCAGATGATTTGATATCTGCTTGGATACAAGCTCATCCTAGAGATCAACATGTGATCATCAGCACAGACAGTGATTTTGCTCAATTGATTGCTCCCAATGTTAAACAATACAATGGAATCACAGAAGTGACCATCACTCATGAAGGATATTTTGACCAAAAAGGCAATCCTGTGAAAGACAACAAAACAGGTGAAAACAAAGCAGCACCTGAACCAGAATGGCAATTGTTTGAAAAATGTGTGCGTGGAGACAGCACAGACAATATATTTTCTGCTTTTCCAGGAGTGAGAACTAAAGGAACCAAGACCAAAGTGGGCCTGCGTGAAGCTTATGAAGACAGACTGAACAAAGGATTCAATTGGAACAACATGATGCTACAACGTTGGTTGGATCATGAAGGTGTGGAGCACAGAGTATTGGATGATTACAATAGAAACGTGATATTATGTGATTTACGAGCTCAACCAGACGAAATAAAACAAATTATGGCCCAAACTGTGGCAGAGGCAGCTCACCCCAAAACAGTGGAGCAGGTAGGAATTAAATTGATCAAGTTTTGTGCCAAATGGGACATGCAAAGAATTGTGGATCAAGCACAAAGTTATGCTGAACCATTGAATGCAAAATACAAAATGTCTGAGGAGATCACGGCATGACAGTGATAGCAAAACCCATCCTAGATGGTAAATTTTGGATACTGGAATCCGAAGGCATAAAATTGGGCACATTGTGCAGACAGGAAGATCATAGATATATGTTCAGCTGTGCCACTGGTACTCGTATGTTTGACAATGAACAACAATTGAAACAAGAATTCAAAGGTGATTGGTTATGGGGCAGTTCCACAGTCACTATTCAACAAGAACCTGCAGCGGATTCTAAAACAGTGTATGGATATCCTACTAAATTTGAACCTTGTAATCCTGTGTTTGACGTGCAAAAGAAATTGCCATTATTCACCAAAAGCAAAAAATCCAAATCATTGTATTGTGCTGGATATTACATTATTAAATTTGAAAAAGGATGGGTTAAAAGTTTCTGTCCCAAATTACTCACCATAGACAGATATCCCAACAAAGGACCATTCAAAACATTGCTGGAAATGAAACAGGAACTCAGCAGTGCCAACAAACAGGAAGGAAACATCAATGAGCAACACACCGATTAACACAGCACCCATACAACAACTGATACAACAGATCAAGGTGGCTGATCAAAGCAATCAAAAAGAGGTACGAATTGACATTGCCACTGCCAAAAATGTGGCCTACACATTGGGCATTGTGATGAGTAGATTGGCTGGTAATTATGAAGATTTACTCAGCAAAAAAGACAAAGAAGAAGTGATTCAAATACAAATGGATGGGGGCAAACTGTGAGCATCACTGACCGAGAAATAGAACAGATTGCCAGTACCAATCTGCCCAACAACCATTTTAATCCCTATATGACTGCTCCTGAATACTTCCAAGAAGAGGGCGAAAAAATGTGGATTAGATTCAAATTAAAGGCTTTTTACCCACTGGTTTGTGTGAGTTTGATGTCTACAATTGCACTGGTGTGTGTGCTGCTATACACCTTGTTTTAGCATAAATTTTGTGGTGTTGACACCACTGTACCAAAAAAATATCTTACCAAAAGACATAAATATACGTGCTTAACTCAGTTCACAAGGAAAACATGAGTAGACCCAAACCTACGGTTCTTTTAGAGAACGTCAACAAAAAAGACTACAAATCCGAACAAGTTTTGGATGCAGAAGCCATCTGGGCAGTATTTTATAAGAATAAACCATTTAATCTTAAATCATCTAACATGACCACCAATTATCCTGGACCTAAATATAAAAAAGTTTCTTTTAGTAATCCAGGCCATGCTTTTAACCTTGCTAAAAAACTCAATACTCTTTTTAACGTGCAAGATTTTACTGTGGTCAAACTCACACAAGGTGAAACAGTCACTGAAAAATAATGGACTGGAAAACTACCTACACTAAAATTTTCCTGCAGCAGGCCAACATCACTATCACAGACAGCACCATACGTGAATACATGCCTATCTGGTGGCGCAACAGTCGTGTGAAAGCAGAAGGCGGATTAAGACTCACAGAAGAAGGCTTAAAATTTGTGCAGGATCGTTTACAATTGCACACTTATGATGTGCCTTTCCCACAGGAATTCACCATAACCACACAGGTATTGATATTTTTAGACAAGTTCATAGATTGTCCATACTACTTGGCAGCTGACGGAATCATTGTGACCAATGAAAAGAAGGCCATGGAACTTCATTTATTTTCAGGTGACATACGCAAATATGGGTTGATTAAAGCCATGTCTAGACCATTAGAATCCTAAAATTATCCACAATACTCAGCAGTTTTAAACCACTGAATTTGAACACTTTTTTTATTCAAAACCAGTTGACTTCTTTTTTCACAGATGCTATTATGTATATAACACTAAGGCACTGAAACAAACTACAAAGGAGTACAACATGGCCAAAGCAGACAAAGACAGTTTAGCAGTTAGACAGATCAGTCCTAACAATGCTAAAAGTAGCATAACACACGCAATCAACAAACAACGTCCATTATTTTTATGGGGAGCACCTGGTATTGGTAAATCAGATGTGGTGCATCAAATTGCTCAAACAATTGATGCTCATGTGATAGACATAAGATTAAGTTTATGGGAACCCACAGATATCAAAGGCATACCCTATTACAATGCCAAAGATAATAATATGATTTGGGCCGCACCCAGTGAATTACCCACAGAAGAATTTGCCAAAAAACACAAAAAAATTATATTGTTTTTGGATGAAATGAATTCAGCCGCACCATCAGTACAAGCGGCAGCATATCAATTGATCCTAAACAGAAGAGTGGGCACATACAAACTGCCTGACAATGTGGTTATTATTGCCGCTGGTAATAGAGAAGCAGACAGAGGTATCACATACAGAATGCCTGCACCTTTGGCCAATAGATTTATCCATATAGAAATGAAAGTGGATTTTGATGATTGGTTTCAATGGGCTGTGCAGAACAACATACATAAAGATGTGGTGGGGTTTTTAACATTTAGCAAAAAAGATTTATACGATTTTGAACCTAAGAGTTCAGGCAGATCATTCGCAACTCCAAGATCTTGGACATTTGTCAGTGAATTATTATCTGATGAACTGGACGAGAATACCACAGCCGATCTAGTTAGTGGAGCAGTGGGCGAAGGACTAGCAGTAAAATTCATGGCTCACAGAAAAGTGGCTAAGGACCTACCAAATCCATCTGACATCTTGTCAGGGAAAGTAGAAAAAATGAAGACCAAAGAAATCAGTGCCATGTATTCCTTGACGGTCTCCCTTTGCTACGAACTGAAAGATGCATGTGATAAGAAAGATAAGAAATTTAACGACAAAGTCAATAGATTTCTTAGATTTGCTATGGATAACTTCGATACTGAAATTGTTGTGATGGGCATTAAACTTGCTCTTACGCAATATCAGTTACCGATGGATCCAGACTCTATCAAATGTTTCGATGAGTTTCATGAAAAGTACGGCAAGTATGTTATTGCCGCACAAAAGGTTGCTTAATTGTAACCATTCACAGGGTACTTTCGAGTGCCCTGTGATCAAATAGAGATTCCTATGATTACTAAAAAAGAAGAAAAATTAAACAAACTACAACAAGAAGTGTTGGATAAAATTATTGTGGCAAGAGTAGGACTGTTGTTGAGACATCCTTTCTTTGGCAACATGGCCACTAGATTGGGCATTCAAGAATGTGATGAATGGTGTCCCACAGCAGCCACTGATGGAAGAAATCTTTATTACAATACAAAATTTTTTAGCAAACTTTCTGCTAGAGAAATTGAATTTGTGATAGCACATGAAATACTTCATTGTGTGTTTGACCATATTGGTAGAACTGAACAGAGAGATAGACAGATATATAACGTGGCTTGTGATTACATTGTGAACAATACATTAGTGAGAGACAACATTGGTGAAAAACCCAAAGATATTCCAATATTTCAAGATTTCAAATATGAAGGTTGGAGTTCAGAAAAAGTATATGATGAAATTTATAAAAAATATGATGATAAACAATTAAAAAAATTAGGTCAACTGTTGGATGAACATTTGGATTGGAATGATGATCAAGGCAATGACAGCGGCAAAGACGACAAAGACAACAAAGACGGTGGCAAACAAAAGAAACCTGCATTCAGCAAAGAAGAATTAAGAAAAATTAGAGACGAAATCAAAGATTCTATACTGCAATCAGCTCAGGCAGCAGGTGCTGGTAATTTACCCAAAGAAGTAGAAAGAATCATAAAAAACATGACCAATCCTAAAATGAATTGGAGAGAAATACTGCAGACTCAAATACAAAGCACAATCAAAAGTGATTACAGTTTCATGAGACCCAGCCGCAAAGGTTGGCATTCAGGAGTGGTATTGCCAGGTTCACAATTTGAACAAACCATAGATATTGCTGTGGCCATTGATGCCAGCGGTTCCATCAGCGAAAAACAATTGAGTATATTTTTGAGTGAAATCAAATCTATCATGGATCAATACAAAGATTATAGAATAAAAGTATGGTCTTTTGACACTGAAGTGTACAACGAACAAGATTATTCACCCAACAATGGTGATATCAGTCAGTATGAAATCACAGGTGGTGGTGGCACAGATTTCATGTGCAATTGGGAATATATGAAAAGCAATGACATAGTACCAAAAAAATTCATCATGTTCACAGATGGATATACCTACGACAGTTGGGGAGACCCTGATTACTGTGACACAGTGTTTGTGATACACGA